ATCCGGAGTCGTAATCTATCCACCTAAGCCCGGAGTTCGTCATATCCTTGACTGTGCGACGTAAGGACTCGGTATAACTGAATGCACCCGTGGAGATATCACCGATTGCCTTATCGAGTGTTTTCTGATAGAACTGCGTAATGTCCAGCGCCTTGAGTTTTCCGTTTTCCTGCGTAACAAATCCGAGAGAATTACTGATGTTTAGGAATTCGTCTTTGGTCTGTTTCTTGACGGCTTCCATGAGTGACTGCAATTCGACATTGTCAGCAAAGGATACCAGGGTATTGCCCGTCTTCGTATACAGATCAGCGTTCCGGATATACTCGGTCTTGACTGCCTCTGCATAAATGTTATCAATCGCTTCATCCGATAAGCTCAACGCCGTCTGTATGGATTTCTTGATCTCTTGGCTCGACTGACCTAATTGCTTGAGCCTTGTTATCTGCCAGTCCGCAGAGCGGGTAACGGAGGCATTGATTTTAATTCGACGAACAATATTTTCCATAATTCTGGCTTGTAAATCACCAAACGCCTGCTCAACTCCCAGCGGAACGCTCTCAATGTCTGCCTGATTCATGTCTTACCCTCCAGATGGGCTTGTGAAATTGAAAAAGCACCTCGTTCGAAGTGCTTCCCTGAAATACTTAAGTATTTACTAATCTCTTTATCCTCTTCCTTTTTTCGCGCTCATACAAGGCACCGTAGGTTATGCCCTGTTCTCTCGCCGCCTCTGCCGTAGTCATTGGCTGTGCAGTGAAGCACATCAGGCGTACAATCTGCATTCTCGACTTCAAGTCTCTGATAAAACACAGGTTTCACATGATGAATTGTCTCTCCATTACAAAGATACGGGCACTTCATTATTCCCTCCGAACGGCATCGTCTGCTTTGCCCCGAACGTATCCGGCATAACATCCACACTCTGCGGCACGTTCGCCTTTGCGGTTGCTTCATCCTCGCCATACCATTTCATGCGGTATTCCCAAGGGTTCATCAGTCCGGCTGCTACGTCGGCTTTGTCACTTGCTTTGTCAGACTCATCATCCGTAAGAATTGAATCCTTGAAGTTGCACATATACTCGTAACCTGTAGCCGAAAGTTCGTTGTAGCAAGCGAGAGCATAGACCAGATCGGTCAGGCAATCCTTGAGATTGTCCTGAATCGCTATGACCCGGTTGTACTTCTTTTTTTTACTCGACTTTACTTCAGTCGCCGTTTTGTCGACGTCCTGAACATCGGACAGGTCGCCAAAAGCAAGCCCTACATTCGCTTCTACGAGCCGTTGGTAGGTGTTAAGCCCGCTTATATATCCGTCAGCACGCAGATCCGGAGAGAAAGCGTGATACTTATCTCCGACTCCTCCCGCGTCTGTAAGGTCAAGTACCCTTACTAGTCTCTCCTTTGGCGCCTGGTAGCCGTCTACTCCAACAGCAGGAATTGCATCGACATCAGCAATGATAGCCCGTTCTGCGGATTCGTACTCCCAGTCAAGCCGGCCGAACTGCTGATCCGCCTTTTTGATCAGCTCTACAGCTGATTCGAATATCGAAACGCCATTAAACGATCGATCGATCGTGTTCTTGCAAGGGTTGCGGTAATATCCGAAATCCGGGTTGAGCATCTTCGGGTAAATCGTCTCTGGCTTAAGTTTCGCCCAGTCCTCGAATGTATCGAGCGGTACTTGCCTGCCAATATCGGAATCACTCATGCCTTTATAGGCCTGCTGCGTGATCACAAGCCCAGCGTCGGTTACTTTGTGACGCTCAAATCTGCGATAGAATTCTGTGTCTCCCATGCGGCGGAGCTCCACGAATAGAACATCCATAAGACGGCCCGTAGAGTCGTATTTAATCGGGTAGAAATCTCCCTGCATGATGTACTCGACTTGCCCGGCAATACCCAGGGGCTTAATGCAGAAAGCACCCAGGGCAAGACCCTCCTGCAGATTCTCATTCAGATCCCGGATAGCCATTTTGTAAATCTTATCGAGCTTTGTATTTGAAACGGATGATTCCATTTCATTAAGGCTTACATCTGTGAACTCTCTGCAGATATCCTGTTCAAGGCGCAAGGATCCTCCGCAATCCGGTACCCAATAAGCGCGGCCGTTATACATCGCGTTCCACAGATCAATTCTGGACGATAGTTCGGTCGTCAGAGAGATTTCCTCACCGACTGCCTTTTTGACCTGGTCTTGAGTAAACATTCCACGCACCCCCCGTATAAATGATTTAATCTGGCTCAATATCGACATCGCTTTTTTCCACCCCCGCCGGCAAGAACCGCCTTATTTGTTTCCAGAATCCCATAATCAGATAGCGCAAGCAGTCTAAGCAATGATCGTTCAGTTTGAGCGGCACTTCTTGGCCTCGCTCAATGGACTTCTTTTCGAAGCTGTAAAGTCCGAACTCTTTACGTAAATTCTCCTGTTCCTGGCTTATTGACAAAACGCCATAGTCCAGGCATATCTTTACTCGGTCTATGCCCAGCTGCACAGCGTTCTGCGCGTTCTTGATCCGGATGCCAGGCATTATCTTCTTGATCTCCTCGGCCAGTCCCTGCGCGGATGGATCGATAAACACATAAAGAACCTTGCTCCCTGTTTTCTGCTCGATCTCAAGTACAAAGGATATGAAATCAGCAGCATAGTCAGACGGACTCTTTTGTTTGCCGGTCTCTCTACCGCTGTGATAGTATTCCCCGACGCCCTCGACGCACCGCCTTACGGTGCTTAGCCCGAAGCCTTGATAGGTTGTGGCGTTTTGCTGTCCGTAGTCGATAGCAATGCCGAGATAATCGTAGTATCCTCCCGGTTGCTTAACGTGCTTATCCCGGTCGAACATGTAATAAATCAGCTCGTCTATGCCGGTACAGATCCCGAGCCAGATCCAATTGAACAGCTTCTCGTCTGATTCCTTGAGCTGCATGGCCGACTCGAGCAGCTTCTTTCCAAGCCATTTAATAGGCACGTCTCGATAATCCGTGTGTGTATGAGAAACATCGGGCCTGAGGATCATCTTGGCAAGCCATGCCATGATCGGAGCGTTCGGATTCTTCGGAGGATTGAACAAATACAGAATTTGAAAAACATCGTCATTCCCTCTGCTGAAGGTTGCTTCGATGTTTAGCAGTTCATCCTCGCCGTCGCCCTTGTCAAAGAACTCGGTGAGCTCGTCAATGACTACATACTTAATTGGCCGGGACTCGTCAATCATGCCCTTGGTGTCGTCTATGCTGTCGTTACCTGTGAAGTAAATCGTGTTCCCGTTCGGCTTGTACTTTATTTCCATAGGCGAGACAGTGATCTTAAAGTCGTCTTTCGGCAGCTTTAGTCTCGTGATCGCCCGGAGGATCTCTTTATAGACCGTCTTTTTCAGCTTGTTGTGGAACTTGCGAACCACAACAATAGAGCAGTTATCATCAGCAATGATGTCCAAGATAATTCGAATAGCCGCAAATGATGACTTCGTTCCTGCCCTGCCTGATGTAAGAATTAAGTGTGTATGTTCCTTATCTTTGAATACCGGTCTCAGCTTTGGAATGATGTTATCAGCAAGACTTACATGTACTTCAGATGTCATAGTGAATCACAACCCTGCTTGCTTGATCAGAAGAATCCTGTGCTTCCTGCAGCTTCTTTGTAGTAGCCTTAATCTGCTCAATCTTAGCCCTCTGCTCTTCCGCTACAAGCTCGTAGTGGCTCATCTCCTCATACTGCTTAATCATGTTTGTTAAAGATGCCTGAGCCTTAGCCTGGGCAGTAAGGAATGAACCATGCTTATCCCATGGCTGCTGTACTTCCCATTTCTCAGAGGAGGTCATGCCGTAGCTTTCTCCGACCTTGGTCGTTGTAACGTCCTGCTGATCCCTGACATACATAAGCTGCTGTGCTCGTAAGATAGCCGCATATGCAAGCTGAATCTGATCGTAAAGAATATCAATTGGCTTGCGGTCTTTCATCTGCTCGACAATGTCCCGGGTCTCTTCAGGAAGATATCGGGCAAAGAGGCCGTGAATGACAGCATCCTGATTCCTTAGTTGAAACGGAGGACGGCAGCCGGGTTTCACGCGCGCGGGGTTTTGCGTTGAATCTGAATCCGGATTCACTTTTGAATCTGAATCCCATTGTTCGCGACGTTTCCATGTCTTTACTGTTGAATGTGGGGTATCTAGCTGTTTTGCGATATCGGCAAGCGACATGCCGGAATCATATAGCGCCTTAGCTTCTTCGTGCATATCACCACCTCTCTCTGCTTTATAAAATTGCCGGTATTGTGCAGCGCCGGCTCGCACGGTGTTTTTACAGAGGTTCCGGATCCTC